TAGGAACATATATGCATGCCGAAAAAATGCTTAATAGAAAGATACATATTCCAAGTCGATATAGCGGAAAAGAATATGAATTTATTGGTGATAAAAAAGTAAACATCGAGTCTTTAGCATGGGAACTGCAAGCTGGTAAAATAGTAGGTTGGTTCCAAGGTAAATCTGAAAGTGGCCACCGAGCTCTAGGAAACCGTAGCATCTTAGCCAATCCATCTAATCCAAATATAAAAGACATAATAAACAAAACTATAAAACAAAGAGAAGACTTCCGTCCATTTGCTCCTGTTGTACTGCAAGATCATGCACATTTGTATTTTGACATTACACAGTCAAGTCCTTACATGTCTCGTATAGTAAAAGCAAAAGATAGCGCTAAGGAATCGATACCGGGTGTGATTCATGTTGATGGTACCTCACGTATACAAACAGTGAATGAACAAGAAAATCCAAAATTGTATGAGCTTCTTCAGCATGTTTATCAAGCAACTGGCCATCCTATTTTATTAAACACAAGTTTCAATTGTAGAGAACCTATAGTTGAGACTCCAGAACAAGCAATAAATACATTTAACAATACAGCTCTTGATATATTGGTGATCAATGAATATTATATGTCTAAAGTGGGGTGATAAATTTAGCCATGAGCATGTCAATCGATTGTATCGAATGGTGTGTAAAAATTTTGATGGCGATTTTAATTTTATATGCCATACAGAAAATGCAAATGGGATAGACCGTAATGTAATCATACAACCATTACCAGATTATGATTTAGATAAATGGTGGTGGAAGCTTACACTCTTTCAGTATCCAACAAAAATACCTACACTTTTTCTTGATCTCGATGTAGTAATACAAAACAATATTACACATCTAAAAGATTATATAGTTGAAGATATGCTATGTACTGTTAAGTGCTATTGGAAACCACATGTTAAAAACATAGCAGAATCTCCACATTTTGATATGAATTTGAACTCATCTGTAATGCTATGGCAAGGTGATCTAACAAATGTGTGGAATACTTTTTATAAAGATTCTGATTATTACATGGTAAAATATAACGGAATAGATTCTTTCTTGTTTTATGACAATCCAGAAATATTGTTGTGGCTTGACCGTGGTGAAGTGTATTCTAGATTATATGGTTATGATGAAGACAATAATTATATTGCAGGATCACTGGAAGTTCCAGATTATTACTATAAGCCAGATTATAACATATGCATATTTAATGGCTGGCGCAGAAAAGTTTTATACGAAACAAATGATTATTTATTAGATGATGAAGGATATCATGGCTTTGAAAAGTATTGGGATTGATTTGTTTAAGTCTATAATTAATGAATCAAAAGAAAATCCGGATCTTCTCGATTCTTATAGTTTGAATCAATTCAAATCAAAAGAAAATTTACTGCATCACATTAGTAAGCTTGAACTTATAAATCCTTATATCACTATATTTGGTAGCTGGTACGGCAGTATCTTAATACCTGCGCTCGTAGATCAAGCTGAACATATGACTTGTATTGATATTGATGAAAGAGTAATAGCAATTGCTAAAAATAGATTATTCAAAAAATATAAAAATATAGACTTTATATGTAGTGATGTATTTAATCCACTACGTGATAAAAGAATTATAAACGCTGATCTCATAATAAACACATCTTGTGAACATATGACATCGATGAAAGAATTAAAATACCTATATAAAAGTAATGCATACTTTGCTTTTCAATCTAATAATATGTATGATATACCTACACATACTAACTGCGTTTCTAGTATAGATGAATTTGCATTACAGCTGCCAGATAATGCAACTATTATAGCAAAAGATGAAGTAGAAGATGATAGAGGAATACGCTATACTCTTATTGGAAAATTATGCGCAGAGTAATATACAGCCTCTATATCGATATACAGAAACCAGTATCTCATTTTGAAAATAGAGATAAGTTTAATCAAAACTATTCTTGGCTTTTAGAACGTCAACAAAAGTATGCAGAGCTATGTGGTGCTGAATATAAGCACTTTACATATGATGATGACTTTATTGCATATAGTAAAAATTTCGGACCGGAAATATCTGAGTATAACATCATCAATTTCTATAAAATGTTTTTGTTATATAAGCTTCAGCATGATGAAATACTTTATTTAGATATGGATGTAATTCCAGTAACAAAACTAAACTTCTTCGAAGAATGGGATCTATCAAAAGGTATTGCTGTTATGTCTGAAGACTGGAGATTTAGAGATACTAATAGAAGTAGACATAGTGTACGGTCACCCTTAGCAAAATATTGGAATGCAAGAGCGTTAGGTTACAATAAAGAAGTATTCAATACTGGAATTGTTGGTGCAACTAGAAACGATCTTAGCACACTAGACTATTTTGGAGATTTCTTTGAAACTCTAGAAACAATGAAAGAACTTAAAAAAGATGACTTTTGGCCAGAAGATATACGCAATCTTTTTGGGTATGACAATGAAACTATCTTTGCATGTAAAATAAAAGAATACCAGCAATTACACAATACAGGTTGGCATTACTTTATGGACAGGTTTAGTTATATACCGAATGGTACAAAGTTTGTACACTGCATAAACAAAGATTTCAATTATGTACGAGAGTGGTGTGAAACGAATAATATTTAGCATTTATCGAGAAGATGTAGATAAACATACATCAACACCTTTATATAAACGCAATCAATTTAAAAAATATAAAGAACAAATTATAGCTAATCACAAAGCCTATGCTAAGCTGTGTGGTGCTGACTATGAATTATTTACAGATGTCGAAAGCAATTATGATGTTATACAATTTCAAAAAATAAGTATGATAAAAAAGCTAGTACAGCAATATGATGAAGTACTATATCTTGACTTTGACGTAATTACTAATACGCATTTATCTTTCTTTGAGCACTTTGATCTTAACACAATCTGTGTTTATAACATTGACACAACAATACCAGATGAAGTACGTGGATATAGGATGAAAGATGATAACTGGCATCCTATGGATATGTACGTAAAAGCATGTTGTAAAAACGCAATGTTGCTTTTAGATGATATCGACAACAGTGATCTAGTTATTAATACTGGCGTAATTGGTGTCAATAAAAAGTCAGCGCAATTAATAGATTTTTCTAAATGTTATGGTGTGTATCATAAGGCAAAAGAAGATAATCTATATCCTATTGAAATAAATAGTAAATGGAAACCAAATAACGAAGTCTACTTAACATATATAATAGAAAGATATAATCTTCCATATACTAATATAGGTTTACAGTGGAATTTTATTTTGGACGAATCGCATAGAGAAGTATCTAGTGCAGCCTATTTTTATCATGTCGTCAATAAAGACTTTGGAATAATACTAAATGCATAAATGGAAAAACAAAAATATAAATCTTACATTAGATATCACTACACATTGTAATGCTAAATGTCCTCAATGTAGTCGTACAGATCAAATTTCCGGCGGATTAAAAAAGCATCAAAACTTACCATTGAAACATTGGACTATAGATGAAGTAAAATCTGTATACACCAAAAAACAATTAGAAAATGTTAAACGTATTACTTTTTCACCAACATGGGGAGACCCTATGATGAATCCGGATGCATATGAAATTATAGACCATTTATTGGAAATGTTGCCATATTTTGCAACGCTTACTAATATTACCAATGGATCAATGCGCACAGAAGAATATTGGTGGCGGTTAGGTGGATTAGCTTTAAAGCACTATAATAAAGAGTTTGTTACAATATTTGATATTGATGGTATTAATCAAGAAATGCATTCTATGTATAGAAGAAATACTAAATTGCAAAAAGTTTTAGATAATATGAAAGCGTTTAGTAGTAATGGAAAATCTATAACTAGATCTCAAAGTATTATTTTTAAACATAATCAAGATTATATGGAAGAAATTAAAGAATTAGCAAAATCTTATGGAAGTGAACAAAATGCATTTGTAAAAAGCGATAGATTTAAGCAAAACAAAAATGGTGATTATATGCCATACAAGTTTTTAGATGAAAATAATAAAGAAGTAACTTTAGAATGGGCCGATAAACCATGGACAAATACTAATGTACCTTTAGGTGAAAATATTAAATTAAGTGATGAGATAATTTGTAAGTGGGCAGTTAATAATAACTTAAATATAAATTTTGATGGATTAGTCTGGCCATGTTGTTATGTTGGTGCTATGGACTATAGTCAACAAAGTACAAAATTTAATCAATTGGAAATAATAAAAGATTTTAAAGCTAATGCTTTACTTTATAATATTAAATTTACACCACTTAAAGATATAATTGAGAGCCAGTGGTATACAAAAACTTTACAAGAAAGTATTAATAATAACCCTATAGAAATGTGTAAGAAACAATGTAGTACACAAACAAGAGCGGCTGATCAATTTCAATTAAGAAGAGAAGTCGCTTTCGAATAATTCACACGCAATTTTTAACGCTGATGGTAAAGTTTCAGCTTTTCGTAATGCCGCTTTCATTTCACGGTTATTAGACTCTTTAATTTTATCTAATTCAAACAATGCTAGCTTAAACATAAAGAGTTGTTCTTTGACTTCTTTTTCTGTAAGTTCGGTATTAAAAATAGTTTGAACAAACATTTTATATATATCTGTATTGATATGATCACCATCGTAAATTAATCCATCACGTTTAGCAATCTCTACTACTTGTTGTTCAAAAATAGCGCGCTGTTCTCTATTCCTATTTACAGTTCTTTCATGCAAATTATCTAAAGTTACATTAGGTTGATTAAGAAGATTTTCCCATGCTGGCTCATTTGCTTCAACTAACACTGTTTCTTCTACTACTTCTTTTTTATCATTTTCCCACAGAACATTAACAACTGTTCGTTGTTCATTAGTGAAATATGCATCTATCATTCTCATTTGTTAACTCCTAAGAATTTTTAGTGTATGTGTCTGTGCAGTAACAACTGATCCATTAGGAAACTCTTGTGCACGATAGTCATTAGCATTTGCCTGATATTGCTGATAATTACCCACCCCATTTAAAATAGTATCTGTCATTGATCCTCGGCTATTGCCACTGCCACTCCAGTTATATGTAATTCTGCTTCCTGTTATTTGAGTAGTATACCATTGCATATAATTTAAGAATAAAGTGTTCATACTATAAGTTCCGTATTGAGGTATTTCTTGTACGCCATTTGCATTAGCACCATCATAATAAATTCTAACCGGTCTGATACCTAATGGCTCTGGATTCGTAGTAGTATTATTTCTTAAATGCAAATAATAATTCTGAATGTCTTGAGGTTGGTCAAGAGCTTCCGGAATTCCTCCAGCAGAATACAAAGAAGGATTAGCTCGTGTATCTTTAAAAACTATTCCTAGTGTTGTACAATCAGTTTCAGAAGCATTTGCCGATACAAAATAAGTTCCAGCAGTAGATGTACTAACAGTATTTGCTGTAACAATATCTATCGCTGGACTAATAAATGTATCAAACATATCTGCAGAAGTCATTTCAGTAATACCGGTAACTGGATCATAATAACATGGATTACGATTCGTAGATAAAGTTGGATCTGTTGCGCTAGCAACAGTTTGCTGAATTTTATTCCATTGAACTGTTACTGTTCCGGGTTCTGCCGTTGTTGCTTCAGGAGGATACGTTTGCGATGCTGGCCAAGCTCCACCTGTTTGAGATGATGCTGCACCAGCTTCTTTACGTGTATCTGAAATGTTTCCTAAGTTACCGCTAGCAACAACTGCTAAAGTAACTGTAGGAGATTGATTATATTTAAAAACTGCGTATTGAATTAAGGTACCAACTTCAGCAGCCGTCATTTCTTGTAAGCCAGAAAGGCCATACCTTTTTAGTGGACGTCTTATAGCCATGATATATCCTTATGGTATGCTTAGTGTTGCATTCGTAGACATCAAATATCCACCTAATAGAATAGCTCCAGCTGAATCTCTAATAGTGAACTCATGAACATCTGTCATGTTTACACCGTCCATTGAGAGTGTATTACTAATATTTGCTATATTAGCATCAAAGTTATCAATGCTCGCATTTACAATACCAGCACTATCAACATATAAATTTGATATATGTCCATTAACATAGTTCAAATTTGTGCCAGAAATTCCTTCTATACGAGCAGAATCACCGCGAATAACTTCTGATCTTAATACTGAAATATCAGCTGAGTCATAATTTATGTTAAGTCCGGATAAATTAGAAATTCTTGCAGAATCAAAAGAAGCTGTAGCGTAATTAAGACTAGTGCCTCTTAGTAAATTAATAGTAGAAGAATCGATTGTGGCGCTATCAACAATAAGCTCACCTACACTAAGTCGTGTAAATCGAGCACTATCACCTGTAATACCACCAACACGTAAAGTGGCTGTACCACTTGTTAGATATGAATTCATACTATCAAGTGAGTAATTCAAATGATTAATAGCTTTTACAAAACTAGAATCATCATAATGTCCAACATCAGGGCTATCAACAAATTGACTTGTTTTAAAATTAGAGTCTAGATCATCAAGGTCACCAAGATAATTGGACATAGTATTAAGCTTTGAAACCATTGATCCAATAGCATCATTTGTATTTACTTGTATTTTGCGCGCCATAGTTTACCTCTAAACCTATTTATACTATTGCTGAGTCATTATTCGTAGATACTAAATGTCCAGCCAACACAATAGAACCAACAGCTGCAAAAGTGGAAGTATCAAGTGGTGATCGATCAGTTAGTACCAATTTTTTAATATCTGTAATTTGAATGTTATCAAAATTTAGTTGATTAAATGTAGAGCTTTCAAGCAATAACACATCCATATTTGTATTGTTTGGAAGATGCACACTGTCGACGCTTAAAGTTGGAATTCTTGCGCTATCATAATTTAAAGTAGTACCAGATATATTAGTAATGAAACCGCTATCAGCATTACTGCTATCAAACTTAAAGAGATTAAAATTGCTAGTTCCTGGATAGTTTAAATAACTACCAGAAATATAATTAATACGAGCACTATCGATATGTCCGCTATCAAACTGAAGATCTAAGCCTGATGATATGGTAAAAGTTGCACTATCAAGAACTAAAAAATCACTATCCGTTTCAAGATTTCCAGTTCGAACTTTATTAAATACAGCTGAATCAACACTAAGAAAATGTACGTTTAGTATACCGGTAGAATCACTAAATAAATTATAAACATAATCATACCCGCTTTCAATCATATTAAGAGCGTTAACCAATGACATGGATTGCGAAGAATGCCGTTGCGCAAAACCACCAAGCGCCGAATCAAATATACCTTCAGGTGAATACCATAGCGCACCAACGCTTGGACCAAACTTAAGCTGTATATTAAAATCGTCTAGATCGCCGACATAATCTGCTTTTAAATTTACTTTTGTTTGAAAAGTAGATAGAGTATCTGAACTATCAATATTAACTTTACGCGCCATCTATCTTTTCCAATATCTTTGAAAGCATAATCTTCATATCACTAACATCTTGCTTTAAGTTATCTAATTCATGCTTTGCTTGTGTCTTAGCTTTTTTTCTTGCTTTAGCTTGATATATTTCACCTTTGTTAGTATTTAATATTGCACCAGATTCTTTATCTCGCACTAAACTATTTTCACCTGCAACATTAATAAAATCAGACATTATACGCTCAATGCAATTGTTCTTAAATCTTTAAACCGCGGAGCTCGAGCAGTATTTGTTGTACCCATTACAATTTTTAATTGAAAGTTACTAAACTCTGGTAAAGTGCCAGTTGTACCACCAATCAAATACTCGTATTCGTGATAAGTATATGGATTCATTGCATTAGGATTATTGCTAGTTGTTGCTTCTAATGTCCAATCTTTATCATATATATCTTGATCTGCTTCGCATGCTCTCCAATACAAGTCAAAATGAGCACCAGCTCTTTTATTCGCTGCTAGTAATACTTTTAACCCAACCGCTGATTCTACTAATTTAACTACGCGAGTAATATGTTTTGCTGCAGATGATCCACTATTTTTACTTGTTTCAGCTACATAATTAATAGGGACATTAAATCCAGTTGTAACTCCAGAAGCTTGCCTATCAATTTGGTAATTTATAAGTGTTGCTGATGATCTTTGCATATCAACCATAGGTGCAACGTGTTTATTATCTGTGCCAAGCGCCATTTGCATTTCTAAAGATTTAACATTAGCACCAAGTTCTGATGTTTCAATTACATCATTTGCCACTACATGCTGTACATCAAAATATATAGTGTCATTTGGTTTAAGTGCAACAAAGTCTGAGAGTTTTTGGTATGCTGTTTCCGTTCCAGCAAAAGATTTTCCAGTAGTACCTTTAAAGCCAGTTGCTACACTAGTATTTTCAGGCATTAATGTTTGTTGATTTAGATACATTACGTGCCATGGAATATTCTTAGATGTTTTTACGTTTAGGCCACCACCAATATCATCAGAGTCAGCTGCAGCACCTGCAGTAATTGTATATCCAGTCCAATCGACTGCGCTAATTGTTTTTGATCCCATAATTTGTGTAGTAGCTAATCCGCCAATAGTAATTGATGAATCCATACCTAATATAGTTACAGGATCATTGACTTGAAAGCCATGACCTTCATGTGCAATATGTACTGTAGTACTACTAGCTGTTGTTGTTATTGGATCTGCGTCAAGTAGCTTCATAGGAAGAGGTGCATTTTTAAGAGAAACAGTTGCATTTCCTGGAGTAAACTCTGCTCTATGAATTACAAAAGTTAAATCTTGGTGTTGAGCTGGACTAAAAGTTCCACCATTTTGAGAATAGAAAAGAGATCCCAATGCTGGGTTGCGATTAACTCGACTTGCAGTAGTTCCTACTTCATACTCATCGATTTGTGCAATATAGATAGTATAATCCGGATCAGTTGTTGTACATACAATACAATAATCAGTTAAGCCTTTTAGATAAACTGGCTCCTCAAATTCAAAGTTTGTCGCTAAAGACACATCATTTGAAGTGTTAATATTCGCAGTATTAACATATACTGTTGATGAAGGAACAATCTCCGTAGTAGAAGGAAAACCATTAACCATTGGCCTAATTTGCAACATAACTGGAGCTGTTGACCCTTTTGCACTAAAGTAAAGATCTACTTTAGTTATGTAACATCCCCTTGGTTCATCAACATAAAATGATTGAGCTATAGGATTTCTATTAATGTTATATCCGAGAGAAGTACTCATTGCTTTGGCTCCATTCCTATATTCTTATTTATTGTAGAACCTATCAATCTACATATCGGAGTTCCAACGGTAAGTATAAACTTTCCTAGCTTATTATCTTTATACATTTCTGGTTCCATTCTATGTGCAATGTGTTTTGCCCAAGAAGAAACTAATGGCAGTGCCAATGTGTGGAATCCTATTTTTGCTAACATTGTATCTTTCTCAATCCATTCTACTATCGGTTGAGCCCAAGCGTAATAACCATCATAAACATCTGGATCTGTATCTCTAGTCATTTGTCCATAAGCAGCATCTAAGCGCCATATATCCTCAGTTAGATAACCTCTTCTATGTAATAAGCTACAGAGGACTGTACTATCATCATTTGCTGGATTCGAAGAACCGTGACCTTGGTCATGGAACCCGTAGCCATAACCATTGTGTGCTTCGGTGTCAGTCATACCTGATGATGAGCCCCAAGAGTTAGATCCTGGGTAATCTTGATAATTAGGACCTCCGGTATGGCCATGCTCGCCGTATGTACCGCCACCGCCACCGCCGCCGTACGATATTTGTGGTCTATTTTCTACAGTCTGTACATGCTCAATATTTAATATACGTGTAGATTTAATATCTTGATCTATTGTATCTAAATATCCAGTAGATGCATATAATGCTCGAGCAATTGTACCAGCATTCCTTTCATCATCAGCGCTAATGTCTAATATCTTAAATTCTAAAGTTCCTGTCCTAAATCTAATTGCATTAGTATTAGGAATAAAGAATGATCCTTCAACTGCACCGTTAACATCAGTTGTAAGCGCACTTAATCCTTCTGGGTGTGTTCCAGCTTGATTATGTAAGTTACCATATTCAATATCAAGTGTTGACATTCGTGTAAATGTTTCTTCTCTTACAAAATTATCTACACGTACACCGTCAAAATAAGGATACACTGTTGAGCTAGGTCTTAAACCTTGTGCTTTAAAGAATACTTTACGTGATCTCATAAATGGTATAAGCGCAACATTAACTACTCGTTCGGCTGTAACTTCAAGCAATGTTTCTTCTGATACTACTTTATTCGTGTCTGAAGTAATTTTAGCACTAGTAGTAGTTGTTTTTGTATTAGTAGTAGAACCTACTGCTAAATCATTAATTGAAGTTCCACCCCAGTTCCATTGCCAGTTATTCCATAAATATGCTTGCGTAGTATTAAGTTTACTTCCACCATTCATAATTTTTTTAGTTCTAATTTGTGTTTCTCTCCACTCATCAGATGATGGAGAAAGATCAATATCACCATGATAGATGACTGCTTCAAATGGATTTAGTTTTACTCCCCTTGAAGCTTTAGTTTGACTAATATAAGGTATAGAACTATGTGTCATATAAATGTTATCGCCTTTGCGAATAACACCAGATGAAGCTGCTGAATCGTATATCATCCGAACATTGTCTTCAGTAAAAGCTGGATGTAGTTGATTTAATAAAGGATCAATTGATGCCCTGTAATCTGTTGAATTGAATGCTGAAAATGATTGTGTTGAAAAGTTATCAACAAAGAAACCAGACTTTGTTCTATCTAAGCCAGCAGAATCTAATACCTTAAAGTTTTTAGTATCAATTTCTAAAAGATTCAATGCAGTTTGTTCTTCAATTTTATCAACGCGTTTTTCAAGTTCGGCGATATCTTTCATAGTATATCTACGATGATCGATCTTTTGAATTATATTATCTGAATCGTTAAGAGTGTTGCCACCTAAGAAAATGTTATACAAAGGTAATGAATTAATTGGCAGTGGTGGAAGCTTAGGTGAAAAAGCATCTTGGCCATCAATTAATACTAAGTTTCCTTCTGTGTTAATTGTAAGTATTGAACCTCTATGTAAATAATAGTTTGTATCGGTTTGAATTGTATCATTTACTTGAGGAAGCTCATTAATTCGTGCACCGGTACCAGAATTAACAAAGTCGCTATCAGCATCCATTACAGATCTAAAATCAAGAGCTCTTCTTAAGTTTATAGTTTCTCCAGTTAATAGAGTATGACTCGGAATCTTATCGTAATCTACTTGACCAATGTATGAATTAACTGCAAAAAAGTCACCGTTTACTCCGTGAGTAAAATATTTAAATCTTACAAATACAGGACTACTTGGTGTTGCAACACCTTGATTTAGATTTAATCTACCGTTCCGGTAATGATTATCTCTTTGGCCATTATCTAGTATAAATTTATTAGTAAAATCTCTACCATCAGAATCGTTTTCGCGAATACGAGTTACTTCAAAAATATCTGCTTTACCAAGAAGTAGTTCGCCATTTACCACTGAAGCTGTAACAGTTGTTTCATTCAGTGTTTTGTTTCTTACTGAAGCATTTCCTTTTTTAACATATCCAAGAACTTCAATTGTAGAACTTGCAGGCAATCCACCTAAGTTTGCTGCAGCTGCTCCTGCACCAGTATTACTTACAGTTCCTGTAAAGACATCGCTATCTGCTTTAGCAAAAAACCAATCGCCTACATTTGCAAATGTTTCACCAGTAGCTGATAGCGAAAGTGATGCATTTCCAGTTCCATCAGTTGTAACTGAAAATCTGCGTTGAGCTGTAAGAGATATATCATCAACAGATTGTGGTCTTAATTCTGGCAATTGAAAAAGAGCATTATTTTGGAAAACATCATTCAATATTGCTTTACCTAGTGGTCTATGTAAATTAATATAATTATTAACCGAAGTGCCAATTGACACGGTGTTTCTAAAATTTTGCCCCGGCAACATTTGAATATCAAATAAATAATATCTCATAAAAGTTCCTGTATCTTCTGATACAGCTCTTATTCTACAAGTACCAATTGTAGATCCGCCGTGGTTCTGTGCATCTCTTAAATTAAACTTTTCAAATGTATTGATTCCCGGCAACCCTTTTGTATTAGCTGTACCCATAGTAGCGTCAACTAAAACATAATTACCATAATTAGCAGCCGTTGCTTCATTTTGTATTTCATCGGTTGTTGAAGGCTTATCCATTCGAATTACAGTAGGTGCATATTTAGCCGCGCGATAACCATCAATAACTGCGATACCATCACTTACATTTAAAAGAAGATGATCTTTATCAGAATCTTCGCTGATATCGACTTTAAATCTTTTAACTAGATAGTTACCAGAGTTTTCTTTAATTCTTGTAGCAACTACATCACCAATAATATTATACGTATTATTTTTATCTGTGCTTCGATATACAACACCATCTTGAATATTCAAGATTGGCATAAAATTAAGAGTAGGATCTGCGGCTGTTTCAGTTGTCAATGAAAGTTTAATTTGATAACGATCTGCTCCAGGCGCTGATACGTTTGGTGTTGAGCCTTGATTATCATATAGACCGTCATCATCATCTACATCAATAATTTTTTCATTAATAGTAAAACCAATAGTTTCTGTAGGAGTATCAGTATACTTTGAAACAATTGCAGACTGTCCTTCAGTAAAGACAAAGTAACCTTGAACATAGTAAATACCAGATCCAAGAGATAATCGAGTTCCACGACCAACCGCAGGATTTGTAGCTGTATTAGTAATCTGTACTCTAAGTAAAGCAGATCCATTAGTAATTATCTCACCGGGTGTAAACCTTACTGTGGTAGTACCAGATTGTGCCAGTGGTGCATTTGTATATGCAAAGTAAACAGTAGCCGGATCAGAGCCAGTCGCTTGAACACCCTCAATTGCTCGAGCTGTAACACCTGATGTTTGACCAGTAAATGTTGTACCATTGATATCTGCTGGATTAGTAGATAGCGCGTTTGATGTAGGATCTAGTTTTACAAACTCATAAGCGTTATTTAATATTTGTTCTGCTGGCTTTACTACTGAGCCTTCTTTAAATGTATGAGAACCTAGTCTTTCAATTTGCTTTTGCAAAATTGTTTGCATCTGTGTAAGTTCACGGGCTTGCAACGATCTACCGCTATTAAATAGCATGCGATAATACCCATCACTATCGGCAAAGTCATCTTTATATTTAGATGGGAATATAGTATTACTGAGGGTGATTGCCATTTTTTATACCTTTAGAATTGAATAATAACTTTAATGTCTTCGTTTTGAGCAGGAGTTCGAACCACCGGAGAACGATTATCGATAAACAGAATTGCTCCACTTTCTGGATCTACTTCTGGTAAAATACCACCTGAATCAATCACTCCTTCACCCGCACCATCAACTTCTTCTACTGTTTCACCTGATACAAATGTACCAAATCCAGTTGCGGCTGTTTGGTGATAATATAATCGGTTTGAATCAATATTATCTACATAAGCTCTTGCTGTAGAAGTAGAACCTTCAATTGTTTTATCTTTAGTGAAAGATGTAACAATAGAAGAAAGCGACATACTATAAAGAGCATTGCCAGTTGTATTATTAAATATTGAACCGGTTACTGTAAGAGGATCTCTTATTAATCCAACTTGTCTAAAATCTTGATTAGTAATAAAATCACTATCAGTTCCAAATAATGGTGCATGGAACATAATTGAAGTCGACTTAAGATCTTCTCTTGAATCTCTACCAATACCAGAATCTGGACCAAGCACTGCTCGAGCAGTTGCATTTAGTGTAGGTGATCCACCACCAGTAATCAGTACACTAGCACTCGTATAACCCGATCCTTGAACTTGTGCAGAAGCACCAGAATCTCGCATGCGAAGTCTTACCAGTTGTCCAGTTGCTGAGTCAATGGCTGCATCAACAAGAGCGCCAGAGCCTGTTCCTGTAATTGTTACATTAGGAACTGAAGTATAACCTGCTCCACCATTTGTAATAACACAAGAAAGTATTTCTCCAGCAACAGCTGCGTTTTGAATCTCTAGTTGTTTTAATTGAATACCGGTAGAGTTTGAATCGACTGGACCCTGAAGTTGAACTGGCATAAAGTTAGAAGACATAAAGTCATTGCCACGTTCTGCTGATACAGTGAACAAAAATTTCCATACATAACCATCGGCTGTTCTGAATGAATCATTATTCGAACCAGTAGGTTCAATGGTTGATGCCTGTGCAACGCCATTCTTATTACGACCTGTTTCCAAACAAATATAAACTTGATTATTGTCTGTCATAACATAGTATGGACTAGTAGGATAACCACCTTGTTGATCATCGTATTGTGAGTAAATTCTACCAGAAGACCAATTATTACGAGGAACAACTAGTGAAGTACCTGTTACTTTCTTAACTGACTGTAGTCCATCTCTAAAACCACCTACCTCTGTAGGTGTATTAACAGGTGTTGGTACTGTATCTGATGAATCCCATTGTTCGGATCTACCTACACCAATATAATACTTTTTCGAATCACTACTAAATTGCTCAAAAAAATCTGAGGCAATTTGCCGTTTAAGGGCATCTGTTACAATTGCTGGCATTTTCTAATCCTTATGTACTAATCTCTGCACCAAGTGCAATACGTCTAAAAAATCCTGGGTTTCCAGTTCCATCACCATCGCTATCATATATAGCAAGACATTTTGCTCCAGAATTTCCATTGGTACAGAAAATTAAAGTACCGTGAGGTGGGCTATTTGGAACTTGAGCTACTGTGTAGTTTCTTAGATTAACTTTATCTACTCGTGTTTGAGTATAAGATGAATCAATCATTTGAATAATGCCAGATGAATCGAGTTGTGATGCATCTGCGATCGCTAATACATGTGATGAATCAAGAACATTTACAATTGAATTTACGTAATTTGAATTAATAAATCCTTTTACGTATGAACTATCTGTTAATCCTTTTACATAATTGCTATCGATAATATCTGTTACTTCATTCGAATCAAATGTAGATGTTATTTGTCTAAATTGAATATATGCGCTATCAATAAGTGTAAGCGCAACTGCAGAGTCAATTGAATTATTATTGATTAAAGTAATAGTTGATGCTGAGTCAAATGCTGTTCCTGTAATAAATGATACATATGCGCTATCAATAATCTGTGTAATCTTAGCAATAGTTGCTAGTGTACCTGAACTATCTGGTAATAGTAATGTATTATCTGATGTAGGATCAGAAGCTAAAAGTAATGTTTCATTAGAATCTGTTGTAGCACCTTCAAATCGAATACCGCCACTATCAAATGACACTCCACTTGTACCGAAACCGGCAGTAGCTTGTAAAACACTAATATCTCCATATACTTCAGAGAAGTTATCGTTTATCTTATTACCAGCAGTTCGTAGATCATCACCGGTTCCGTCGTTGCCGGTAGCTCCTACATTAATATTTTGTTGTGCCATTTTATATCCTACAATCTAATTAGTGTTATTTATAATGATTTCTAGATAGTACTCGTTGAACCATAAGAATAAGTTTGGAATTGTCGTTGATCCATTGTCTTCAATGTATGATCAAATCTGACTGCAGATCCTGTAGAATCTGCTTCATCAAAAGTAAGAACATATCCGCCCCACTCATCTATACTGCTATACATCGATGCAATACTGTCCAGTGAAAATGCTGAGTATTGAGACATTTTGACATATGGATTCATTCTCTGAGATGCACTGTCTGCATCAGCATCATCAAGTGTTAGTATCGATGCACTAGCAAATGGTGTGCCAAATCCAAAATCTGCATTTGAAAATACCTTTGTTGTATTTGAAAAAGGATCAGTTATAGATTCAGCCGTAGTGATTGATATTTGACCAATACCTTCAAGTACTGTTTCAGCTGCAAGGTGAAAACCTGATGGATGAACAAAGTTACGATACATAGTCTCCCAAGTAACAAGGGAAATAGGTGATCGAATTAATACAGAAAAGATCTGATATATCTTACCATCTTGCAAAAGGTTATCGGCTTCAGCACCAATATGACCTTGTTGAGAAGTATCTCCAATTCTCATCAATCTTTCTTTTGGATAAACAATTTCTACGTTTTCGTTAAAGAATGCTCGAAAGAATCCTTCAGCCGAATATAAAGAACCTTTAACTCGAAAAAAGTTTCCAAAGTTTAGTAATGCTTCTCTTGGATATAAGAATTGGCCTGAAGAAATACCAAGTGCAATTTCATCAAACACAAAATCTAGATTTTTAAGAGTAGCATCCTGTACATCTCGTATTGTAAGAAGTTCATTAATGGCACCTCCGAAGTTATCATCTGAATCAAGAAACTCATAGTATCCTTCTAAAAAAGATACAAGTGCTGGATAGTCTTCAGCAAAATGTTCCGGAAGTACTTGTTTTACTAAACTAGTTTTAAAGTTCGGTGCAAATCTAAAATAATCTTTTTGTGTTTCAAATGACATATTACACGGTTACTTCTAACGATGTGGTTTGACGATCAATGGTTGCAGTTGCCGAAGACTTAGCTGTATCTAATCTTAGTATATAATTTCTTAGAGGCTTAATAAAAGAATCTTGCTCAGGCACTACAGAGAAAATAAGATAAGAATGTCCAGTTATAATTTGTGAAGGTTCAAATGCATTTATTACAATCGTACCAGCTTCAGCATTATATTCACCAATATTATCAAGTAATACATTTCCATCTAAGTCTTGAATTTCCAAAATAGTTGACTTCAAGCGATTTTTAATTGTTGCTACTACACCTTTGAATTCAAATGCTGATGATGTAACTCGATGTAATATATCATCTGGTTGAGCAATTTTAACTGGATAATTCAAAGCAAATGTATTAAGAGCATTAATAGTAACATCTTGTCGCAATGATGGTCTTACTGTAATAGATGAACTTAAAATAGAAGTATCAAGTGCATCAATCTCTGTAGCTAAATTAGATTTACGGAAAACAGAATCAAAGTTTTCAACATTAGCTGCAAAGTATGTTTGCAAGAATTGATAGATAGTTGTTTCCATTGCACCAAGAGTTTTACCGGTAAGTGCCGGATCAAATTGAAATGCTACGTTAACTTCCATAAAGACATCGATAGGATCTGTATATTTAGTTGTCATTGACATAACAGAAAGATTATTAGTAAAGTTTCCAATAATGGCATCTTTTACATTTTGCTTTACTGTATCCGATGTTCCTGCTTTAAAGTTAAGTGAAATATAGATTGCACCATAATCAAGAGGAACATTTTGATCTCCTGACCAGACCGCAGCATTTTTTACTTGTGAAAAGTTTGTTTCAATCATGCCTTTATAATCAAGTGATGTTACAAGTCTTTTCTGTGCCGCAAATGCAATAGGTGCCAATTGTCGAATTGATTCAACTGTTTGTTTTGGTGCACCACCAGTTGATTCAGTTACAGTTACAACATTAAGAGGATATGAAATACTATTAATTGTAATCGTAGATGCTGGAATAAAGACTGTACCATTATTAGCAAGCTCGGCTTTAGTTGATAGATATGTTACTACAACCTTTTCACCTGGCTCTGGTGATTTACCGAATGATATGCCATCACCAAAGTTTAACTCATAGAAACCATTAGGTGATTCATATATAGAAAAATGAGTTGTATTAGCATCTACATTAATTGCTTGTGATAAAGGTGTATATGTTATAAAGGTACTTGACGATGCAGTTTCAAATACTTCAACTACAGCTGTTGATTTATCCATTGTTTGATCTGGTATAACATAGACTTGTCTTTCATCTTTCTCACCTACAAGAAATGTTTTTGTTTTTTCTACACCTTCGAATATGTTAATATTATTAGTGCCATCAGATGCTTTAAAATTATATACACCGGATCCATCATCAAGTGCAAAGAAAGCTTCTCTTGTTCTGAATGTATATGATACACCATCAATTGAAGATGTAAAAAGTGTACCTTTTGCTAGCGCAATTTGTGCTGGCCGACCTGATACACCAGTAAGATTCAATGAAAGATTTACAATTGCACGCGGTGCAGTTGCAGATGTAACTTCATATCCAAGTGTTTGAGCATGAGATACAACTGAACTTCTTAATTGCGCAGTTGTCAAAAATGATTCATTCATAGAATAGTTTGCAGTAAGAGCATTTACATGTGTATTATATGCTAGCACATCGAGAAAATTAGATAAACCTGCCGCTTCAAAGTCGTAATCATTATATTCAGTTTTCTTTTGAAAATGAGACTTGAGCTTTTGTTTAATATTTGTAAAGTCTAAATCGGTAGATTTAATAGTACTTGCCATGTTATCTTAACCTTGCTAATGGAAACTCAAGTTCAACAACTTCGCTAGTTGCAACTATCTGAAATGTAACAGTAACTCTTACCTCATTAGTACTTGCTCTAAGAGTAACATCAACATCTAATATTCGAGCTCTTGGCTCATGTCTATGTACGGTTTCAATAATTCTATCTGCTATTTCGTTGGCATCAATTTCAGTATCTGTTTCAAACATAAAGTCTGAGAGGTTGCCACCAAAAGATATATCAAATGGTTTTTCCATTTGATTTGTCATTAATAAAGTTTTTACAGCTTGTTTGACAGCAGCTGCATTTGATTTCTTGTATAGATCGCCAGCAGGCTTTGCCGCAAATGAAAGGTCCATGTCTAGATATGAAGCTTTACGAGCTCCAATTAGACTCTTGATACTGGTGTTACCGTCTTCAATCGAAAAAGCTTTTACTGGCATATTAAATCTCCGTAATCCTATTTATATCGAAACTCATCGGCATTCAACCAGTTCATTTGTGCTTTGTACTACATTATTATATCGAGTTTCAATCTCATTCTTATAAGTTGCGGTATAACCACCTGCTTCAAACTTTGGCATAATTATAATGATCTGCGTATTCAAAAAACCATCCGGATCATATGTATCATAGTCGAGTATCATCTTTTCAAACTTTAAACTATCTTTCCACCATGTTGCTAGATCAAATGCCTTCTCGTGTGCACTCGTACCGTTAAGGCCATATAGTTCATAAACAACCGCACGACCTTGTGACTTGAGATCATTGATACCATCGGTGGTAATAGTTTCTCCACTCGATGGAACATATATCCCCTCTACAACAGATAAACGGTAATCTTCAAATAAGTCACCATCATCCATAAATTCTCTTAATAGATTTGCATGTGGTACAAGATGCTTTGCAATTTCTTGTCTATCTGCATTAGTTGTTACATGATCAAAGTTAGCTCTATCTCCATAGCTACCAAGGAACCGGGCAATACGTACTCCCTTTTGCAATTCAGTAGTAGTATCAATATCGTATAGGCGAGGATCATATTGTGGATCGACAGATAATGTTTCGGTTACATTCTGTACTTTTCCTTTGAATCGTTTAGCTTCTGCACCAACACTCTTACCAATAACCTGTTTGCCTCTTACATATCTTGGAGTAGCATCATTCTTTACAATTCGCTTAACTTCTGATGGTGTTCCATTACCGTACTCGGGTGATAGTGTACCTTCTGAAATAACTGCACCAATAAATGTTTCATTAACTTGATTCAGTACATCTCTTAGTTTAGATCTCACTTCAGATAGATCGAGTGTTCTTTCCGACACACCTGCATAGTCTGCAACTCGATTAATCATATTATAAAGAACATTGCCCGGATCTAGATTAATGACCTTAGCCGCCATCTCACCTTCATGAATCAATGAATTCATAATCGTATTAGTAGGTAATACAGTTGCTTTTGTATCAACTGCTCTTGCGGTACCAGTTACTTTCGTACCGGCCGAACCACCGGGACCTAATGGTGCTGAACCAGCACGGCCAGCCTCGGTAGCGTTATCGGCGTTACCGGTCAACGAACCAACAAACTCTTTACAGGTTGTAACTTCGGTAATGTATGCTGTATTGGTTGAAATAGTGTCACCGGCTTCAATCGAATGTCCCGTATACATGTTATAGTTGTACATCACTATGTTCTCACCACCCATCGTGCCTGAGTCCCCTGCAACAAGAAGACTTTTTGCATCAATATTAATACTTGGAGAAGTAAGGATTACTTCAGTCTGCGATGTAGTCCTTAATATACCTTTTGTATTATAGTCAACCGCACCACTCACGATATGTGTTTCATTTGACTTAACCATAGTATCAAGACTACCGTGGATAAACTCTGTTTTGTTACCGGTAATCTGCTGTGATACATTCTTATTTACTAATGATTGGAAGTTCTTATTAATGTCTTGACGGTATGCACCTTTAATATCTTCGACATGGTCAGCACCGACTTCTACATTATAATCACCACCAACTTTAAGAGTATAATCACCTTTTACACTAAGATTCAGATTACCATTATACTGTATATCACCATCACCTTCGATAATAACCTTTTCATCACCAGCACTAATACGAATAGTATTACGTGTAGAGTTAATAATAATAGATCCATCAGGTAACATATCGATACCGGTACCAGATGAATGCTTGATAAGGATACGATTACGGCCGGGTGTATCATCAAACTCTGTTACATGACCGGATACAAATTCTCTTACTTGGTTCTTTGTATATTCGGATGCTGGGAAGTCATCGATCTCAAGATCTAAACGCTCTGCACCACCACCGAGCTTCAGCCTATTCTCATCAATACCACGTGCAGCACGATTAGTTTGCTGAGTACCGGAGTACTCTCTACGAGGATACGGACCGGTAGGATCAAAGAACCCATCGTGTTGAATGCCCTGAGTTTCAGCTAGTTTACCTACTTTTGATTGAAGTTGTTCATCACTTGGTGTTGGCATTATATTAATCCTTCTTCTACTGCTGCAATGTTAGCTTCTGATGATGCCGCAAGATTAACATTATATTGTCTATGTGCTTGATCATAAAGATTACTATTTCTTGGTAACACAATATTGTTTTCAATTGCACCTTTTAATATACCGAGCTCTTGTATTTTAACGAATGCAACATTTGGTTCGTTATACTTTGTTGCAAAATCCGCTCTTGATTCAGGAAAGTATGCATATGAGATAGCTTCTGTAATCGAATCAAACTGTTGAGAAACTCCGAACTCTGTCCTTGTTGCAGTATATTTATTTCTTTCATAATCGTATGATAATCGAGATATACGAAATGCTAAATCAATACGATCTGCCGCGGCTGCTGCAGTTATTTCTACTTTTGGTGTTCTCTTTGGTATATAAGGTTTACCAATCTTAGCTCCTAATGATTTCATATAGTCAGGAACATTAAAACCTGGGCCTGTATGTGGACCAAAGATTTCATCCCAACCTAGTGCCCTACCTCCGGGATTAACATGAAGAAATGCTGATGCAATCATCTTAAATGAATTATATTGAGCTTCATTGATTGATTGAGGACTATATGTAGAACTAGTCTTTTCTCCTGCCGGTACTGCATGTCCTGCATCGAAGATAACATTTACACTGTATTTTAATATATTGTTTGCTGTCTTCTGAAGGTCTGCAGACTGATCACCTAACGGATAAACACCAAACTCTTCAAGTGGTAGCATTCGAGTTACAGTACCATCTTTTTCAATAAAGAAATGACCGGGACTAATTTTCTTTTGTTCTGCTAAAGTCTTTGCTTCAGGTATAGTGTTATAGAACGCTTTCATTATATCGTTAAATTGTTTTGGCAGTACTGATCGATCTGCAGCGGATCCTGTCCATTCAACAGTAAGCGTATGATATTCTCTTCTTACTGATTTTAAATCAAGAATTAATTCTTCTACGCTATGCACTTTTGTATATAAAGGTGAAGGAGATGCAACACCTGAAGTAATTGCACCTACTTCTTGTATTGGTGTTGATGGCTTTGTATTCATTACTGGACCGTCTTCAATCACATCAGATAATTGAGTAAATCCGCCTTTATTAACAATATCAGGTATATCGATACCAGTTGTTTGATCAATACCACCGATAGCACCAGGAATTTTAACTCCGAGTTCTTTCATTGTAGGTATACCTTGAGTCGAAGCTGCAATGTTACCCATCATATTTGCTTTATCAACTCCGATTGCTCCAAACTTGTTTTTTTCAATAACACTTGCAAGTGAACCGAATCCTACTCCGCCAGCGGTATCAGCGTTTGCTTTGAATCTTCTAAGAAGATTATCAACAACACTGCTACTTTGTGCCATAGGATCACCAACTTTAACACCTAAATTAGGATCTGCAATCTTGGATCTAAATGAACCGAACGGATTATCAAGAGTAGCCATTTGTTTAGATGCAATATCTTTTACATCTGTTACCGCATCACTACTATGATCTTGTTGCACTGTTGCAGTCAAAGCATCGGCATCGATTTTACTTACTAAAGCAGACACTGCCATAGGATCTAAACCTATTTCTCTAAATTTTTCTTGTGCAACTGGATCATTTGCTGCACTGTTAGCTTGATTCACTGCATCTTTAATCATTGCCGGTGATAAAGCTTTGGCTTCGGTTAATGCTTTCTCAATACCTTTTGGACTACCATCAGCTATGATTTGATCTACTACTACATCAGATCGAGTAGATCGAGCTGTAAGAGTATCAATTGCACTTTTCTGAGTAGGCACTGATACAGTTGCAACTTTTGGTACTGATGCACCCATTTGAGACGGTGTAGGATCTTTCTTCTTACCTCGTGGCTTGGCTGATTCTGCCATTGATGTAAATCCAGAAACAGTTTGACCGAAGGTTGCAGAACCTGATGCAAATTCAGAAAATAATTTAAGTGCTTGCCTTTCACGTGCTTTTGCTGCGGCTTTTTCTGCAGCAGACAATTCTCTTACTTCCTTTTGTTTATTCTTAAGAGGAACACGTTTTACCGGCTTTAGCTGGTTATCTCTAACGGGATTTCCATTTTTATCTACTACAATAGCCATTATGTACACAGTCTCCTAAATATTTCTTCTGCAGCTTCCACTCTTTCTTTTTGTTTTTTAATCTTTGGATTCTCAAATCGTGATTCAAATATAAAAGTGGCTTCCTCGATTGTCTTAGCTTTTTTTAGCTCTGCGTATTTGTAATATGTTTTATGATCATTTAACTCTTTAATTGTAAAAAGCAATTGTGCATATAAACTAGTCCATGATAAATTACGTTGACCAGCAAATGCTTGTAGATTCTGATATCGATATCCGGCCTTTGAGGATGAGTTCCATTGTGCTATACCAAATGATCTTTCGGGTGGTGCAGACTGAGCAATAGTATTCAAGTCTCCATTATTTTGATTTGCACCAGATTCGATAAAGAAATTTCCTAGAATACCACATGCTACATGCGGTTCGAACCCTCCACCTTCTTTTGTAAGAAAAAAGTTAAATGCCTTTTCAATATTGTCAGCACCAACAAGATATCTATTATCAACATCTATATTATCGATAGGACCAATCCCAGGTGGATAATGTACTCTTTCATCATGCTGTAACTGATCTGGTACAGTTGATTCAGTATCTAACATTTGAGAAGTGATCGGTCTTTCATATTTTGGTACAGATCCAAGTACTAGTGGTAACTGAGAATCCTTACCATCCATAAAGACACCATAGACTTGAGCTTGTACTTTTATACCGATATTAGTACCAATACCAGAAGATCCACCTTCTGTTACTGGTATTACAACTTGAGCCCACGGTAAATCACCATCTTCAATATCAGCTGTATTGTGGGTATGCATACCAAAGATTCTTACTTTAATTCTGCCAAGTTCCAATGGATCATTAATATTAACAACTGTTCCCATAAACCAACGAGTATTGTCACCATAATACTTCATGATAATATTCCTAGAATTGCGTCTTCTTTATACGAAGATATTTTTACACACTGCAATGTTAACATATATTTTTCTGCAGTAAGTGTATGCTTAGCTGCGTATATAATATAATCGCCGGATTTCTTTGTATCTATTTTGGATTCAGAATCTGCTGGCCGATTAGCCAAGAATAATACTCTTACCGTATTGCCGATTGTTCTATGGTAGTCTCCAGAAATAAATCCTCTACCATCAATTACTATATTGACAGGAGATTTAACAAGAAAACTTTTTAATGCTTTACCAATCGATTTTTTATTATGTGCTTCTGCATCACCCTCTTGATCTATAGACTTAAATTGATTTGATCCATCTTCAAAAGCACCGGATTGAGAAAATTGTGATATGTGTTCTGATTCATATTTCTGTATAGCCTTTTCATTGATCTCATAATTATTTGAAAATGTTACTCTTTCGTATTCTTTTAATTCAAGTTGAGATAATGCATCATTCTCAATATCAAATGAATGTGTTTTATATCTACCTGTTAAACTATCATAGAAAGAATATTTAGCTCCAACTACACCTTCCCTTATTCGACTATACATATCATCATTATTTTCTAATGAATATGATTTTATAGGAATCATTTCTTGAGAATTTCGTACTTCTGAAAAACCTTCGGCGCTTCCATGTAAGAAAGGCAACTTAGTATTAACAGGAGTTTGAGTTAACATTGCATTTAAATCTGTATAAAACAAATCATCTGATTGAAATGTAGAAAACAAATATGTAGGTAATCCATTTGCATTAGTAAGTCGTGATTTAATCCAAGATAAAGCTCTTAACGGTGAAAGATTAGGAATAATCATTTTCATTTTATCTTGATATGTTCTAGAAGAAGTAAATTCTTTTATACCTTTACCAAGATATTCTTCGGTAATAGCTTTCATAATCGTAAGAGGATTACCTTTATATGCACGATTAACATTTATAAGATTTGATTCATATTCTGAATATTCTATTAAGTTCAAAAAGATAGCTTCTGTTGCTTCATTATTTTTCTTAGCAGAAATTACTTTATGTACAATAAACTTTTTAGATATTGACTTAGGCATATTAGGATTTTCAGATTGGTTTAGAAATATAGTAATTGTTTCTGCACCTTGAAAATCTAGTCTATCATAGAGTCTCATAGAATCAACAATAGCTATTTTGCCGGTAAGGTAGTTGTTTTCTATATTTTCAAATATTTCGATATCAGTAACTACTCCTAAAATTTCTAAACCATTTTGATCTAAAAATCGAGAAGAATTAATAATTACACTTTCAAGGGCATAACCCTTTACTGCTTCGGTATTACTTGACATTATGAATTAATAGCCTGTTTAAAGAGTGCCACTGCCTGATTAATAAGATCCGGTTTTACTACCTTAATTTGTTTTAGATTATCATTATCTTTTATGTATCTATCCAGATGTGTTACTTCTGTAAGCTGTGCGCCGGGTCCAACAGCAGGATCAATATCTACTATTTCACCACTACCATTTTCGTAATGATGTGCTGAAAGATATTCTAAAGATGCACCGGTTGTAGTAATTGTTTGAGTAGTAACAGCAGCAGACACGTTACTTATTGCTTCACCTATTGCAAATGCAGATTGCGCTGCTACAGTAACTTGACCAATATCTAAATTTCTACGTAGTACTGTTCCTCTTGAACCCGTTTGAGCTCCAATTACTGTTTCTCCAACCTTATGAGTATTTGTTAATGAATCTGTAGTTGTATAAGTAAAGTGCGGAAAATCTACCTTTGCTCTTTTGTTTATTTCTTCATTTGTAACCGGCCAACCTTGCTTTCTTAAATGATCATTTAAAAGAAAAAATGTCCAGTGATAAATGGGTGTACCGTATATATCATAGGAGCACTGATCAGGCCTATTCCCTTCTTGTATATCATAAAAAGTATGAAATGCCACATTATCTGCAATACGATCTAGCACATCAGAATATGCTGATATGTCTTGAACTAGCTCACTGGATATCTTACCAGTGCCTTGTGCTTCTTGGTCTCCAAATATATAAAAAGCTCGAGGAAATTTATTAAAGTATTGCATTAGTAACCGCCTTGAATATCTAGTTTTGATAGTGCTCTGTATTCTTGGAATACAAGAGTAAGATCAACTTCAGTAGGATGACCGTCATCATGAAATGTCATTGAAGTAGCATTGTATGAAGATTGTGCACTTCGTAGATAACAATACTGTAGAGCTGGTACTTTCATATTAGCACCTCTCATATTAAATTCTATCTTAAACAAATTAGGAAACTTATATCCTGCTGGAATTCCGGCACCAATATTAATTGTTTCCGGATACATTTCCATTCTAAATGTTTTGATAATCGCTTCAATTTGACTCGCTTCTTGTGCAGAAGTAGCAATTAACTTAAATGTAAATGAGAACTGGCGAATATTTGGTTTATCAAAAAGCAATCGTGTTCCGGGATTAATACCAGTTTGAGTTGCTGTAGTAATCGCTGCGCGCAAACCTTCCTTTGGTATAAACTGTGCTGCACGTGCACCAGCTACCTGCGCAGCTTCAGCTGTTAATGTACCTCTTGCTAAGTTAAAGATAGATTCTACACCTTCGCTAATTCCTTTACCTACAGCATTTAATAGACTCTTACCATTATTAATTGCTGCAATGCCTGATAAACCTGCTGGTCCGAGATCGACTTGATTATAGTTTACATCGTCATTGAATGTAAGCGATTGAGGAAAATATAATTCCATTATTGGAACATCATCAGCAGGAATAGCTTTTACATTTGTAGTGTCAGGTATATTTGCGCCATTTCTTGCATCAGCAGTTGCTTCAGCATTTTTAGCTTTTAACGCTCTATCAAGTTCAAATGGATTTACAGAGCCTCCGGAGGCTCTAGAGCCTCCAACAGTTGCAGTTCGCTTAGCGTTGCTAGCCTCCGCTTCTTCTTTTGCTCTGTCTTCATTTGGATTTCTATTTACTCCTGCCTCTAAAGCTTTAGCATCTTTAACAGTCATAGCTTTACTATTGCCCCAACCGAGCAATGGCACATCAAATATTTCTGCTAAGGCCTTTGGGTCAATTGTATATGCATCAACTTTATATGCAGTAAACTTAATTTTAGCTGGGTGATTGGCATCATTATGTAATGGATATACAAGTCTTACTTTTCTTCTATTAAGATGTTTACTTATTTTTTCTTCTACAACAGTAGCTGTTTTACCGCCTCTATAAACTATATCAGCTTGACTTCGTGCAGCAAGAGTAGTACCACCCGGATTGCCACCATCGCGAGGAGAAGCTGAAGGAGGTACTTGTTTACTAATGTAACTTGGATCTTCCATATGAATGTCCTATAAATAAAGATATCTTGAACTATTTATAACGAAAAATGGCGTATTCTGGTAAGTATAAACCCAACATAAAAAAGTATAGTGGTGATCCCGATAAAGTAACCTATCGTTCTCATTGGGAAAAGCTATGCTTTATGTGGTGTGATAGCAATCCTTCTGTTAAATCTTGGAGCTCAGAAGAAACTGTTGTACCTTATTTCTGGGATATAGACAAGAAGATGCACCGGTACTTTGTAGATCTCAAGATAACATTCGCAGATGGAAAAACAATCTTAGTTGAAATTAAACCAGATAAAGAAACAAAGGTTCCTAAGAATCCTAATAAGAGTAAAAGATATATAGGTGAAGCAATGACCTATGTAAAGAATATGAATAAGTGGGAAGCTGCTAATAGCTTTGCAAAAGATAGAGGATGGACATTTCAAATCTGGACAGAGAATACACTGAAGTCTATGGGGATAATGAAAGATCAGCCAGGTAAACTTAAACCACTAAAACCATTGAAACCATATCGTAAAAAGCCTAAGAAAAAGATATAAATACAGGTATGAGTAATCTATTTGCAAAACTTGGCTACGAAGCTTTTAGAGCCGGGATTAATCCTAGAACTAAAGAGGCACAGGATTGGTTCAGGCGTAAAGCACAACAAATGCGTAGAGTGAATCGGACAGCGTTAATGAACTCCGAGGAAGTAAAGCTTGTAAATAGACAACAACCTTTGATTGGATCTATGAACATGTTTTTCTATGATCCAAAAACAAAGGACACTTTGCCCTTCTACGATCGATTTCCTTTGGCTATCATCGTAGGACCCGCAGAGAAAGGTTTCTATGGTTTGAATCTACATTACTTGCCTCCTTTACTGAGAGCTAAATTCCTTGATGCATTATTAGATATAACTAATAACAAAAAGTATGATGAAACTACACGGTTTCAAATGTCATACAAAATGTTAATGGCTTCATCTAAAATGAGATATTTTCAGCCATGTTTTAAACACTACTTAACCGCACATGTTAAATCAAGACTCGCGCGTGTACCCGCACCCGAGTGGGAGATTGCAACATTCTTACCAACTGCAAGCTGGGAAAAGTCGAGTGCTGCTAATGTGTATAAGCAATCAAGGAAAGCAATATGAGTACTATAGACCAACTTAAATCTCTTGCTTCAGCAAAGCTTGGATTTGCACGATCAAATCAATTCTTAGTTGAACTTCCTGGGACATTTAGTTCTGGTGGTATTTTTGGAGCTTTAACTACTCTTTTAACTTCTGGTAATATGGGAGGCGGTGATCTAAATCTATTATGTGCATCTGCAACATTGCCGGGAAAACAAATCTTAACACTTGATCGTAAAACGGGTATGCAATTTGAAAAGGTTGCTTATGGTTATGCTGTTGACGATGTATCACTATCATTTGTAGCTCTTAATGATTATGGCACTCGTAAATATTTCGATGCATGGCGTGAAAGAGTAATAGATGAAACGGGTCAAACAGTAGGATATAAAAGAGACTATGCTAAGCCTGTTAAAATACATCAATTAAGAAAGCCAATAAAAAATATTGGTACAGACATAGGTCCTATAAACATTAATGTAGGTCTTGGTGGTGGATCGGTTTATTCTGTTGAATTAATAGATGCGTTCCCCACTACAATTGGACAAGTAGAATTAAATAACGAATTGGATGGATTGGTACAAATTAATGTACAGTTGTCATATACTAACTGGCAAAGAGCCAGTGGTGGACAACGGTGGATTCAGGCTTCTGCCGGCCTTGGATCTCTTTCGCAATTTCTTGGTTAGGAGTAAATTATAAATGGCATTACCACGATTGAATGAAAATCCAGAGTATGAATTAACTATACCATCAACTCAAAAATCTGTAAGATACAGGCCGTTTTTGGTAAAAGAACAAAAGAATTTATTAATTGCATATGAGTCAAAAGATCAATCGCAAATAATTTCTTCAATACTTAATTGTATTGGTTCATGCATACAAGAAGAAACAGATGTTTCTAAGCTTTCTACATTTGATACTGACTATATTTTTACTAAGATAAGATCTAAATCTGTCGGCGAAAAAGTTACTGTTAGCGGTACATGCCAAGCATGCCAAGCAAAGTCTGATGTAGAAGTTGATCTGGATATGATTAAACTTGAAGGTGAATTAAAACCACAAAAAATTGAATTGACTAGTGATATTCATTTAGATATGAAATATCCTACATATAAAGATTTTATCAGCAGTGATACTATTATGGAAATGAATACTAATTCTATATTTGAAATGCTAACAACATGTATCAAATCTGTAAGAACAGAAGAAGAAAATATCAATTTAGCTGATGAGCCAAAAGAAGAAATAGAACGATTTGTTAATTCATTAACTGGTGAACAATTTCAACGTATTCAAACTTTTATAGAAAATGTGCCAAAGATAACATTAGATATTGAATTTGATTGTAAAGCATGTAACGTACATAACAAACATAAATTGGAGGGGCTGCAAGATTTTTTTTCATAAACCTTTCTCATGACTCGTTAGAGAATTATTATCGTACCAACTTTCAAATGATGCAACACTTTAATTATTCTCTAACAGAATTAGATAATATGATGCCATGGGAAAGGGAAGTATATTTAACATTACTGTTAGATCATCTGAAAGAAAGAGAAGCAGCAAATAACACATGACCACATTAGCAGATATCAATGATACCTTAGTAAAGAATCGACAAGTGCTAGGTGCTAAGCAAACCTACACTAGTGCTCGAGTTGATGCGCTAGCGGCGGGCTTTAAAAAATTTACAGACTTATTAGAAGCTGAAAATAATGCTGATGATTTAGATGCACTAGGTGAAAGTAGAAAAAGCGGCGGGCCAAAAGCAGTTGATGTTAAAAGGTCCGGAGAAGATGGTTCCGGCAAAGGTAGATTTTTTGATTTTGATGTAGGTAACTTAATACCATTAGTTGGTGGTGTATTAGCAGGACTTCTTAAACGTGGTGGCTTAGCCATAATTGCAGGAATTTTAGCCGATGAAATTGGTCAAGGTATTGCTAAACTAACTGGTAGTGACGCATTAGGTAATGTTGCTGAATGGGCAACTATGGGAGGTGCTTTCGGATTTCTTTTTGGTGCTAAGTTTGGTTTGCTAGGCGCAGTTATTGGTGCCATATTCAGTGAAGCATCTAGAGAAAAAATAGCAGGAATTCTATCTGATGTTTTTGGAGAAGAAATTGGAAAAACAGATAAAGCTACATTCCTAGCGGCTGGGGCTGCATCTGCTGTAGCTGCTCTTATGCCTAAATTATTATTAAAGCTAGTACCAACATTAGTTGGATTTCTATTATCACCAGTAGGATTACTAGTAATAGCTACAGCAGCAGTATTAGGTTTAGCTATAGGATATTTTACTAATGATGAGTTTAAAAGTTCAGTTGATAAAATGATTCAACCTTTACGTGATAAGATGACTAAGTTTAGAGATGATATGATTGAATCTACTAAAAACTTTTTAAATAAACTTTTTGATCCTCTTATTACAACTGCTGAAGAAAATGAAAAAATTGATAAGAAAATGAGCCCCGAAGATTTAGCAGCTCAAAAAAAGATACAAGATCAAATAGCTGCAACAGAAACTTCTAGAGGAGCAATATTTAGTGCAAGGCAAACTCTGTTTAGTGATATTGCACCGGGTAATCAAAGTTTAGAAAGAGTAAGAAAAGCTGGAGAAGAAGCTGGCATTGATTTAGAAAATACTAAAAATGAAGATGGTGTAAAGCTATCATCAATTGAAGATACCAATACTCTTTTCTTTGCAATCAATAAAATTCTAATGGATCGACAAGCAGCATTAGAAAAACAGCTAGCACCAATACTTGAAAAGCGAGATGAAATAGAGGTTGATATTGAAAAGAAAGAAAAGATTAGCAACATGTCTGATTCTTCTCTTTCTAGTAGAATTAAAACTCTTACTGCAATGAAATCAAGTACGAGTTTTTCAAAATCTGATAATGCTCAAAGAACAGCTGCTATTAATGATGAAATTAAAATTTTACAAACTGAACAACAATCTAGAATTTTGTCACCAGCTGTTATAGATGCATCAACTACTAATAATGGAAGTTCTACTACAGTGATCACCCCACCGACTCCTTCTGCCAATAATGGCGAGGATCCGGTGAGGGAAGTTGTTGTTTTTTAATCTTCTTGAGCTAACTTAGCAAAGTAAGACATCGTATCATCATCACTAGTAACATTCATTTCTTCTGCAGTGATTGGTTCAGCCACTTTATACTCAGGTGCCGGAGCAGGAACATTCATTTGAGATTCCTGTGCCATAGTTGGTGCACCCATAGCTTGAGGTGATTCACCAAGAACCCGTGCAAGTTTAGCTTTGAGTTCATCATAAGTCTTATAGTTCGAAGGATCAGTGAACTCATTAAGGTTATGTTGTTTACCATATACCTCTTCGAGTTTTGTATCATCACCACCGAACAATGCTGCAGGTGAAGCAAATTCAGATTTATCGTAGTTACGATAACCTTCAACTTGACGAATCTTTAATTTAAAGTCTGCACCTTCCCAGAAGTCGAAAGGATTGACAGCTTTTTCATCGGCAAATGATGGCTGCATAACATCCATAATCTTGTCAAAGATTTTCTTACCAAACTTATAGAGTACTACACGGCCAACATTATGTGGTGCAGAAGGATCTTCTACAACCAATGCATTAACTACATAGTGTAGTCGACGCTTTTGTTTCCGGGCAGTATCTTTATCTTCTTCATGGCCGGAATTCCAGAGCCGTGAGTTGAGTTCGCCAACAGGATCAGGTTGACCAATAGATGTAAGGCTGTTTTCGATATACCATTGACCGGTTGGTCCTTTGAATCCATGGTCCCAATATCGAACCCACGGTAAGTCTGAACCTTCTGCGGCTGGCAAGAATCTGAGTACGGCATATCCATTTCCTGCTTTATCTACTGTTGGTTTCCATTCACGTTCATCAGCGTATGACTTTTTCTCACCGCCGCCAACGGCTTCTGCTGCTTGAACTAATTTGGAGATTTGATCGCGGTTGCGTTTTAGATTTTCGAATGACATTGTATTTCCTTTTTATATTGCAATGTATGATTTATTATAACACAGTATGACTGTAATGTACAACTATTTATATTCAACTTATTCAAACAATGCTGAATCAATTGAATTAGTTTTTGGAATGAAGTTAAGATTCATAGCCTCAGCTTCAAGCTTTCCTTTTATGATAGGGGATACAAATTTCTTTACATCCTCTGGCTCAATATCGTTCTTCTCACAGATGTATAGAATAGCATCCATGTAAGTAATCTTTAAATCACCTACTGCTTTTTCTACCATCTTTGAAAATTTAGCTTTATTGAGAAACTGTTCTTCTACTGTCATTTGTCTAATGCCCTTAGTAATATTGTATCCATATTCAATCTACCATTCGGTACATTGACTTTAGTAGTAAGTTGTTTGAACTCCTTATCGATTTGAGTTACACTCTTGTTTTGAACAATAGCAATGAATTCATCGGGCTTTCTAAGTTTAGTACACCTACTATTAACTTTATCAAAATTCTTAAGTGATGTACCTGAGATTTCAAATCCATTTGCAGCTTGAGTAATATATTCAGAAAGAATACGAGTCTTAGTATTAAATGTGAATAGCCGAGTTTGACCAACCATTTTGATAGGTGGTATAGACACCAACTTAAACTCGTTATCTTCTTTCTTGTATTGAACTCGAGTAATTTGTTTATCCGCAGCTTTAGGACCTTTCACCTTTGTGGCTCGAGTAGCTTTAGCCGCAGCTTTAAGTTTATCTAGATCAGCTAGCATAGCTTCACAACATTTAATGCGGCGATTGAGTTCAGGTCTTTTCACATGTGCATAACCTTCAACAGCATCAGGACAACGCTTATGGTATGCATCACCATAATCTAGTAACCATCCCTCAATCACCGGCCTTACAGCGTTAGTAGCACTGTTAGGCAAACCGTGTCGTTTAAATTCTTGGTAAATATCTAGTTCAGCTTTTTCTCCATCCATCCATTGATCTTCTAGATCAAGGAGATCTTGCATAATGGTATTACCTATTTTGTTTTGCAATCTTTGCATCGGAGAAAGAGATACAACTTTATCTGAGTCTTTTAGCTTAGCTTGCTTTTCAAAGTATAGCTTCTTACCCATTTCAGTGCATTCAATTAAATGCTTATATAGTCCTTCAGCATATTGTTTTACTTTATCATCTGAAGGTAAACCAGCATCAATCCAAAATGCTGTAGCACATTTATGAGTAAACGCATAGAACTTATAGTCTGGACAAGATAGAACATATCGTGCTTGTTCTTTGTCCATATTCTTTTTTACATATGACTTCATAGTATTAATAAGATCTTTACGATCAACATTCATATGAAAGTAATCTACAGCAACACTAAATCCTTTATCAATAGGAACTGCTGATAAACCGGTTTTAGCTTTAGCCCTAAGTTTCTGTTTACGTTTTGCCATTATTCCTTACCTCTCTTTTCATGTTCTACAATAAGATCTTGAACTGCATTAGCTTGAGCTAATACAAGTTTATGGACAAAAGCATATGGCCCATTTGCATCCAGCCGAATATCTTCTTTAACTGTATGAGCTAGTGTTTGTGCAAGTATTAGTAACTCACCGTACTTGTATGCATATGTTTTTTCCATAATATACTCCTCTTTCTTTATTATACTACTATTCTACCACACTTTGACGTAAAAGTAAAGGAAAAAATGCATATTGCTGTAACTTTTTTTAGTGGCACCTTCTGGTGTGCATTCATAAACAAATGATGTATAGTTTATCCCCTACGCATTCTGGCGATTTCATGTGCATCATTACTATCCTTACGAATAGGAACCATGTTGGATTTATGGAGGGTGCCAATGCCGGCAAGCTCATCGCCAGTATAGCGATTTTCATGACGCTTGCCGGACACTGGCATTATAACATCGCTTGTTGGAATAGTACTACGTACCGTATAGTCAGGCATAGGAGCCTTATACTTACGGCCAGCGTTGCGATCATAGCCTAAAGACTTGAGGAGCTTCGCTGTCTTACGTTCTTCTTCAAGGACTGCAACAGTCTTTTGCCGAGCCTTACGCTTACGAGTACTAATGGTAGTCATACCACGAACCAAGTGCATTGTCATAATTATCGATACTCCACAAGTGTTGATGCATTATGGCCTTTTCGAGTCATGTCATTAATACGCTCTTGAAGATATCTACGAACAAGCTTTTGCACAGGATCGTAGTTACCTTCAGTAATAGCTTTCATCCTATTTAGCTCACCTTCAAATACTCGAATAGCCATCATTCTATCACTAGACATATTTTCCATTATTCTATTCTACCACAGTTTTATCCGATTGTACACCGTTAATTGCGTCTACGAGCACTTTTGCTTCAGCTAGCTCATCAGCTTTTTGTACAGCTACATTATCATCAAGCTCTTTAAACGCTTTTGTTTCGCGAAGCTTTTCAAGTAAGTACTCGTTCTGACTGATACGAGTTTTAATAACAGCATTAGCTGTAGCATTCTTATACTCGAGTAAAACATAAGCACGATACTGAGTGCCATTCTGAACAATCTGTTGTTCTTTGACAGAGTAACCAGCAACATCAGCATCAGCAATCAAATTACGAGTTACTTGCTCAAAGTTATTTTGAACGGTAGCATCAAAATCAGTTGCACCGACTTTAGTCTTGAATAGTTTCATTTGAGAACGAATACGACTATCTACTCGATCAGCTAGAGTTGTCTTAGCCGAAAGCACTGCAATATCAACTGCTAATTGTAAATCAGGAGTTACTGCAGTACCGACTGCATAGACTGCATCTTCTTCGGATGGAATATTAGTATACCACTTAGGCATCTCATCAATTTGATTTTCAACCTGAGCTTTCTTATACTCAAACAATTCTTTTGACATTGACACATCGGGCGGTGTCTTATCACATGCTGCAGCCATTGCAACAATAGGTAGTAACATAATCTTTTTCATCTTATAGCTCCTTCAAACTTTCGATGATTGCATCACGGCTGCCACTATCGACAAACCAAGTTAAAATATCTGGATATAATATAACGAGTGCCACTCCAGCAATAACACCTAACATAAATCTAATCATAGAACTCCTCCACTGACTAGAGCACTTAATACATGACTCAAGGAATCATTTTCTTCGAGTCTAAATAACCAATCACCTAAAGTTTTTGGCTCTGCTTCTTTCTCAACCACAATAACTTTTGGTGGTGGAGAATTGGTACAATCGTACCGTTGAAATGCGGTGATGGTTTCACCGTTCTTATATTGAACCTGTTGCTCATAGAAACAATCTTGTGCATGCGCACTAGTTCCAATCGTTATCCATAGCAACAGTATCGCGCATCTTGTCACCATAATGTTCCTCAGCATACTTGGATGCATCTGTCCAATGATTAAAGTTTTCATCTAGATCTTGACCTTTTTTCGGTTCAACTTCTTGACGAGTGTAGTAAGCTTCACGCTTCTTCAATGCAGCCAACCTTTTTGATGCCGCGCGGATAGCATCCATACGCTCTTCATAAGTCGACTCTTTAGTAATAACAATAGCCATATTAATTTGCTCCCAATTGCACAGTCATTTCATACCAAACATTATCAATGATATGAGAAATTTCTTCACTATTTAAATGCGGTACCATCTTATGATGCCGGATTGTTCTTCTAGAATACTCTTGGAATGATTCTGAATCAATAGCGATATCAGCCATCAAATCAACAAACTTTTCTTCAATATCCATTACGTA